CTCAGGAAGTATGGGAACAGGTGAGAGTCCTACTTCTACAGACAGAGTGGTTAATGAAGTTACTACAACAGCAGGTCAAACAGTTATTGCTGGAGATTATGCAGACGGAGATGTCCTAGTAGTTAATAAAAACGATCTAAAAACTGCCTTCACTGGTTACTCAGTAGTCGATGGTGATATAGTTTTATCTACACCAGCTGCAGAAGGTGATAATTATTTAGTTATTCCGAGAGGAAGTTAGACAAAGGGTTATAAATAGTATTATGGCAGATATAGTTAGCAAAGCAAAGATCGTTTCATCTCCTGATGTCTATTCTGATCTAAATTTATTATTTACATCACATCCAATCACTAAGGATGTGACTAGGTTAATAGATTCAGATGCAATTAAGAGATCAGTTAAGAATATTGTCTTAACAAATTACTATGAAAGACCATTCAAACCAGCTTTGGGTGGTGGAGTTAGAGAACTGTTATTTGAATTAGATACTGACAGAAGACTTCAAAGAGCAAAAAGCCAATTAAGAAAAACTATAGAACTTTTTGAACCTAGAGTATCTAATGTTTCACCTATTTTCTCTAGAACAGACACAAACGACATGCAAATAACAATCTATTATACTATTTCAAATGCTATGCCGAGACAAGAAGTAGAATTTACAGTTAGAAGGACACGATAATGGCAACAAAAAGTTCACAAATAAATGTCACCGATTTAGATTTCGAGACAATAGGAGATAATTTAAAAAATTATCTAAAAGGACAAGACAAACTTAAAGATTATGATTTTGAAGGATCAACAATGTCATTATTGGTTGATCTTCTTGCATACTCTTCTCATATTGGAGCAGTCAATACCAACATTGCTGGTAGTGAACTCTTCTTAGACTCAGCACAGATCAGAAAGAATGTTGTAAGTCGTGCAAAAGATTTAGGATTTATTCCACAATCTGAAAGTTCTTCAAAGGCAATAGTAGACATGACACTTTTAAATGTAAGGAATGCTGATGGAAGTTATCCAACTATCACGGAAATGACACTTCCAAGAGGAGCTAAATTCACTACAACTTACGATGGTGTTAGTTATACTTTTGTCGTATCTGATTCCAAGAAACCAACTCAGGATTCGGGAAAGTATACTTATACTGGTGTTAAACTTGCACAAGGAAGTTATGCCACTGATCAATATGTTTATGACAGACAAAATAAAAATGCAAAATTTGTATTATCAAATGAAAGAGTAGATAAATCACTTATGACAGTTGCAGTTACTTCGGCAGGAACAACAACAGTATTTACTCAAGCAACAGATACAGCAGAAGTTAAAACAACATCAACAGTCTATTACACTCAAGAAAACGAAGATGGATATATTGAAATATATTTTGGAGATGGTATATTAGGTAAGGAACTTTTTGATGGAGACATTATTACTGTAACATATATTATAGTAGATGGAACTCATGCAGAAGGAGCTCAAGCATTTACACAAGTGACTGCAGTAAATGGATATAATAGTTCAACAGTTGTTGCTACAGTCCCAGCAGCTGGTGGTGCAGAAAAAGAATCAATCGAATCCATCAAATTTAAAGCAACCAAGTTTTATACTTCACAGAATAGACTTGTAACACTTAACGATTATAAAGCAAAGGTCACAGAATATTATCCAAATGCAGATGCAGTTGCAGTATGGGGTGGTGAAGATAATGATCCACCTGAGTATGGTAAAGTGTTTCTTGCAATTAAACCAAAGAACTCAGACTATTTAACTGAGACAGAAAAAACAATGGTTACAAATAACTTAAACAAATTAAATATGTTGACTGTAAGACCAACAATTATCGATGCAGATTTAGTTAAGATTTTAATTTCAACAGTATTCAAATACAATGCAAACTCAACCGATTTAACACAAGGTGAATTAGAAACATTAGTGACAACAACAATTAACGGTTATGATTCAACAAATCTTGCAAACTTTGATGCGATCTTTAGACACTCTAATTTAGTTAAAGAGATAGATGCAACACATGATTCTATTCTTTCTAATATTACTAATATAAGATTAAGGAAAAAAAGGAGTGTCACTACTAACAACACTAAAGGATATACAGTAGACTTTGGAAACTCATTGTATAATCCTAACTTAGAATACAATAAAGCTGGTGGTGGTATCACAACTACTACTGGATTCTATGTTCAAGGAGATAGTGTTAACATACAATATTTTGACGATGATGGGTCAGGTAATCTAAGGAGATACTACCAATCAGGATCAACAAGAATTTATCAGGATAGTGCAGCTGGAACAGTTGACTATTTGACAGGAAAATTTACAATCAATGCCATCAATATAACCTCAACAGTTAATACTGACGCATCGATTGATTTCACCATTATACCAACAAGTTATGATGTGGTTGCTAAGAGAGGAAATTTAATTGACATCTCTACAGACACACCTGACATTTCGGTTATAGGTGAGATAGACACCATCGCAAGTGGTGAGAGCGGTGCTGGTGTAGGATTTACTTCTACTTCTAGCACTAATTATTAACTTTCATTATGAAAATAGTGATCAGGAGTCCCCTGAGTAGTTTCCCATTAACTTGGATTATATAAGGAGAGAAAAATGGCAGACAAGAAAATTACAGCGTTAACTGCGGTATCTGATGCAGATATTGGAGCGGACGACTTACTACATATCGTAGATTCGCCTGGCGGAACACCAGTGAATAAGAAAATGACAATAGCACAGCTATTTCAAAATGTTCCAAACGCAATAGCAGTAGATGATATTACTGTTGTATCGACCTCGGTAGCTACTTTGCAAAGTAGTTTTGTTACTGATTTTAGTCTATCAGCAGCTTCAGGCAATATCACACCTACTTTAAATGATGGAACTTATACAGGACAGTTAAAAATCATGTATTGTAGTTCTGTTCATGGTAGTAACTATGCCGCAACTGTTGGTATTACGAATGCAGCTTCAGCAAGTTTTAATCAAATAGTATTTGATGCAATCGGCGAAACAGCAGTTCTAATATGGAATGGAAGCAAATGGTTTATACTAGCCAATACTGGTTCAACAGTATCATAGTATTAGGATAACTAAATGTCACACACAGAGTATGCTTCAAATCGGATAAGTCAGAGATTATCTTCTTTACTTCCCGAACATGTAAGAGACGATGCACCAAACTTCGTTATCTTTCTGAAAGCATACTTTGAGTTTTTAGAATCCGAAATAATTACTCTTAAATCTCAACAGGAGATTGAGGGTATTGCATTGGAAGACGGTCTAGGTTCTGTATTATTGGAACCTGCGACCGTTTCTCCATCGCCCGATCAAGATATATCAAAAATATTAAACGAAAGAACCGATAGACCAGCTGGAAGTAATATTAAAGAATATGCTTCACCTTTTACAGTTGGTGAATATCTTTATGGTAGAGAAAGTGGAACCGTTGCAAAAATTAATGTAATCAATGGAAACATATTATATGTTAAGTCCATATCGGGTAGTGGTTTTACAGTAGATGAAACCATAGAAGGAAGAAACTCACTGCAAACAGGTGTAGTTAAAACCTATAAAGAAAATAGCATTCTTGCAAACAATCGTTTGTTAGAATATTCTGATATTGATCACACGACTGAACACTTCTTGGAATACTTCCAAAAGGATTTAATTCCTGCGATCGATATAAAAAAATTAGAAAACAAAAGATTAACAATTAAAAATATTAATGATCTTTATCAGAAGAAGGGAACGGAAGATTCAGTTAAGTTCCTTATGAGATTATTATATGGTCAGGATGCAACAGTAAGGTATCCTGATAACGAAACACTTTATCTTTCACACTCAGACCACAATCAACAAAGACGAATGGTTGTGAAGATGGCAGGTGAAGGATTACCCGAACAAACAGATAAGGTTACACAATATGATGTAGATGGAACAACCATAGTTGCAGAATCTAACCTTGAAAATGTATATGTTTTAGATTCAACTAATTTTATCTATTCACTTCATATACAAGAAACCCATTACGGAACTTATACAGAAGGTGCAACTGTTAAATTCTTAGATAGAGATATGGTAACATCTTACACTGGAACTGTATTGGGTGTATATACTGACACTTCAACAACATCAGGTTCTTCAACTTATATTGAAGGAGAAAACTTTAGAGGAAACATACTATATGAAACTGGTGAAGGTATCACCATGGAACATGTTAATGTTGGTTCTTTATATTCACACAATGATCTTATTAATATAACTGGTGGTAAAGTAGATACAGATGTTCAAGAAGGTCGATCTAGGATTAATCATTTAACCAATGGTGGAGTTACAGAAGTTTTAATTGAAACAGCTGGTGCAAATTATGAAGCAGGTGAAATGATTGTATTTGATAATACAAATACTGGTGGTGATGGTGCAGAAGCAATCATTGGTTCAGTAGGAGATGAGATTACTTTAGAAAGTCAAACACAATGGGGTGCATTTGAGTTTACTGCAACAAATGGTCAAACACTTTTCAATGGAGTAGATAATAATGGTAAAATTCTATTCTTTAATGATCATAATGTTAGAGTATTTGTTAATGGGTTAGAAAAAATACCTGTTACAGATTACTCATTTAAAAATGATAGAATTACATTTACCGTTGGTAACACAATGAGTGGTGGTGAACAGATAGATGTTTATACCGAATTTAACAGACTTCTTTATGAAGATGGAACACTTATAAATTTAAATTCTCATGGTGCAGGCCCAACTCTTAATGATGGAAGAATTAGACAGGTTCAAATTCAAGCAGGTGGTGCTGGTTATACTACTGTCCCTCGGGCATATCCCGGCGGATACATCTACTTTGACCCAACAGTTGATATGTCAGGATTCGTAGTTGGGGAAGAAGCTCAGGTTAAAAATGAATCTAATGCCGTAATAAAAAATGGACTTATTGTTGGGGTAGAACCTAAGAACAATAGAATAAAAGTTGGACGAAGAAAGGCTGATATAGGTGTTTTTGCTAATGGAGATTCTATTACAGGTGGAACAACAGGAACAGTAGCGGTTTCTTCAAATCAAAATGTTGCAACTGGAACAGGAGCAGACATTTATGCTTATTCAACAGAGATTGGTGGAGTAGGTTCTCTTAATATTATAGAACAAGGGTATTACTTTAGTGAAGACGGTGTAGTGTCAACAACATCATATCATCCTATGTTAATTACAACACCTACTGCAGCGTTAACAAAAGGTCTTGTTATTACAGGTGATATAACAGGAACAACAGCAACAGTTGTATCTTATGATTCAACAAGACACATATTAACATATTCAGATTTGATTGGAGAATTTTCAGAAGGTGAAACAGTCGGTTATAATTCTACTGATGAATTTAAAGTAGTTAGGTCTAATCGTTATTCTGCAAGAGGAAAATTCGCTGGTGAAGGTATTATACAAGAACAACTTTTAGGAGATAAAAGCACACTTAATGCAGACGCATCTAATATACAAGATAGTGACTATTATCAAACACACTCTTATGTCGTAAAAGTTGGAGAATCCATTAATAAATGGAGATCAGTTCTTAAAGAATTATTACATCCAGCTGGTCACATATTCTTTGGTGAGGTTCAAGTTGAAAGCAACATTGACTCAGCAATGACTATGCAATTCAGACCAACAATTTATATTACAGAATTTATAGATATAGATGTTCCAAATGCTTTTTCAAATTCAGAGAAAAAAGTTCTCTTATGGACATTGGATACAGAAGTCGATGACTTTGGAATCTTTACAGTTCTAGATGAAGCTGGAATACCAACTACAGAGACAGACCCAAGAACTGGTGGTGCAATATCAGCAACCACTTATGATTTAACGAATGTGACAAACCCAGCAGGTGCAGCTTCGGGTGAAAATACTGAGGTTGGTGATTCGGGAATGAGAAGTAGACATGTTAATTTACATATTATTAATTCATTTGCAGAAGCACCAGTAAAATATGATCCAAACTCACAAGGTTCAAGTGCATTACACTTAGATAGTGCAGATAATGAATACTTTATTAGAGGTGGTATAAGAAGACCAGCTACCGAAGGAAGAATGATTTTAATGGATGATTCAACATTTGTTGAGGAAAAACTTACCTTAGAAGACGGTTCTAAAATATTATTAGAAGAACCAGCATGTCTTTTAAAAATGGAACCTAATGTGATAGCAGAAGTTAAAGGAGATTTTGGTGATTCGTTTATTTTTGAAGATGGAGACCAAATTCGTTTAGAGTCTGAGACTACAATAGAAGAACCAGCATACTTTTCAACAGAACGATCAATAGAACTTACTAATAAGTATATCCATATTGAAGGGTATATAGAAAATGGTAGAACACTTATGGAAGATGGTTCATTCTTAGTGGATGAAGAAGCTTCTGAGAATGGAATAGTCACAATGGTTCCATTTGGACTTACATTTGACTCTATAAATATGATTAGTAGTCAACAAGCTTATGATATATCTTATTATGTTAAGAATGAAGATGATGATAACATCACATTAGAGGATGGAATACCTAACGGAGGCTCAGGATATAGTTCAACTGGCCATGATGCAGTCTTAGATGAGAGATCAAACGCGGAAGGTTTAAGATTTTATGACTTTAATGACACTTATCCAAACACTTTTGTGTCGGATTTACCGAAACATGAAAGAAAAACAACAAATATTACCTATAGCGCCTATGTCAAATCTGCATAGTGTTATAAATAGTTAGTATAAATAATCTGAGGAGATTAAAATGGCAGCAATTATTACACAAAAGTTTCGTGTCCATAACGCGAAACAATTTAAAGAAGATTTTGGTGAAGCAGCTTCATCAACTTATGTCTTTATAGGGAGATCACATCCTTGGACTGATGATACAGCCCCACCTACACCAAATAATGGTATCGGAGAGGAAGTAGATGCTTGGAATGACATGATAGCATTAAAGAAAGTTGGAACAGCTGATGTGTCACACGGAATTAAACGATATGACTGGACTACTGGAACAAAAT